ATGGCCGAACGTTTCCTATGCCAGAAGCAACTGGCAAAACGGTGGGGCATATCCCACCGCACCCTCGAAAGCTGGCGATACCGGGGAATCGGGCTTCCATACCTGAAGCTGGGCGGCAGGATCGTCTACCGGATCGGGGATATCGAAGCCTACGAGGCCCAGCAGACCCATGGCGGCTTTGAGGGTGACGGCGATCCCCCGGTTCGGTTCGAAGACGTCGATCCCCGGCACATGGATGGTGGTCGATGCTGACCGCCGCCGCCTTTCTGGCCTGGGCCAAGAACGCCGGTCCCGGCGACACCATCACCTATCACGAAGGGCTGTTGAGCGAGGACCGAACCTCCGGCCCGTCGCTGCTGCCTGAAAAGGCCCGTGCCGAACTGCACCGGATGGCGGGCCACGCCATGGGGCTGGCCGTAAGTGGCGGGGTGCTGCTGGTTCAGCGCCGCCTCGAGCCGGGCCGCATCGCCTACATCGCCATCAAGCCCAAAGACCATCAGCCCCGGAGGAAGTGGTCATGACCATTCCCAATCGCCCCCGCCTTGCCGATCTGCTCCAGATGCCGTTGGGTGAAATCGCCGCCCTGTCGGGCGAGACACTGGCCCTGTTGCAGGAAGAGGCCGACGCGGCATTGCGCCACGCCAAAGCTGCCAAGGATCTGCTCGACGGCGCTCTGGATCGTAAATACGGCCCCCTGGCCACCGAATACCGCCGCCAGGACGGCAAGGACACCGGGACCGTTCGCTTCGACGACGGCGCGGTCACCGTGGTCGCCGATCTGCCCAAGAAGGTGGAGTGGGACCAGGAGCAGTTGGCGGCCACCGTCGAACGCATCCGTGCCAGTGGTGACGATCCCGCCGAATACGTCGATCTCGCCTTCAAGGTCTCGGAACGTAAATACGGCGCCTGGCCCGCCCATATCCGGGCTGCCTTCGAATCGGCCCGCACGGTCAAGACCGGCAAGCCGACCTTCAGCCTGAAGCCCATTACCCCCTGAGACACGGCGGGGCAGCCCGTTCCGCAAGGGCGGGCAGGTTCCCCTTCGGCGCCCGGTCAACGCCCCGTCGTTTCCAACCATTGGAGAACCTCATGGCCGTATCCATCGTTACCGCCGACCAGAGATTGTCGGCGGCCGGCAACAAGACATCGTTCTGCATTTTCGGCCCACCCGGCGTGGGCAAAACCTCGCTGCTGAAGACCCTGCCGCCCGACCATGCCGTCTGTATCGACCTGGAAGCGGGCATGAAGTCGGTCCAGGACTGGCCCGGTGTCAGCATCCCGGTGCGCAGCTTCGGCGATTTCCGCGATCTGGCCGTGCTGATCGGCGGCATCGACCCGTCCGCCGATCCCAATGGCCATTACAGCGCGGGTCACCACCAGCATGTCTCGGCACAGTACCAAGGGACCGGCGTTCTCGAACTGCTGGCCAGCTGCTCCATCATCTTCGTGGATTCCATCACCGACCTGACCCGCCAGGCCATGGCCTTCGCCAAGCGCCAGCCCGAGGCGTTCTCGGAACGCACCGGCAAGCCCGACGTGCGCGGGGCCTACGGCCTGCTGGGGCGCGAGGTAATCCAGGCCCTGAAGCATCTCCAGCACGCCTCCGGCAAGACCGTGATCTTCGTCGGTGTGCTGGAGAAGGTCACCGACGAATTCAACGCCTCCGCCTGGCAGCCGCAGATGGAGGGATCGAAGGCTGGACGAGAACTACCCGGCATCGTCGATCAGGTCATCTCTATGCATCTGTTCGCCGAAGATGAAACCGACGGGTGGAGGCTGGATGAAAAGGCCACCAACCGCCGTCTGGTTTGCCAATCCGGCAATCCTTATGGCTTGCCCGCCAAGGACCGTTCCGGCCGCCTGGACGTGACCGAGCCGCCCGATCTGGGGGCATTGCTGTCCAAGATCAACCGCGTTTCCGCCTGAACCCAGGAGACTTTCCCATGTCCTATGATTTCAACGACGCCCAGCCGCAGATGATGCCCTCGGGCGAACTGATCCCCGACGGCACCTTCGCCAAGATCCGCATGACCATCCGTCCCGGCGGCGTTAACGGTTCGACGCCCATGGATGCCGGGTTGCTGAAGGCGGCGGCCGAAAGCGACGCCAAGATGCTGGATTGCGAATTCACCGTGGTCGAAGGCCAGTTCGTGCGGCGCAAGTTCTGGCAGAATTTCACGGTGGCGGGCGGCAAGGTTGATGACAAGGGCCAGTCCAAGGGCTGGAATATCTCGAAGGCGTCGTTCCGCGCCATGGTCGATAGCGCCTTGGGGCTGAACCCCAAGGACATGAGCGACGCTGCCAAGGCCAAGCGTGTCCTGCAGGGCCTGAAGCAGCTGGACGGCATCACCTTCGCCGCCCGCCTCATGGTGGAACCGGCCAGCGACCCCAAGTACCACGACCAGAATCGGCTGGCCAATGTGGTGCTGCCCGGCGAGCCGCAATACGAGGCGGTGATGAAGGGTGAGGCGGTGGAGCCGGAACCCATCAACGCCAAGCCGCGCAAGCCCAGCACCAATGCCGCCGCCGGGACGAACGCCCCGGCCTGGGCCACCGATGCCGCCCCGGCACAGTCGTCCCAGCAGCAAGCCGGTGTGCCATGGACCCAGCAGCCCCCGGCGCAACAGCCGCAATCCGCCGCCCAGGCCCAGCCCACTGCGGCTGGTCCCGCTTGGCTCAACGGTTGACCGGGACGGCGCCTGCTATGACCGACGATGAATGGCAGGCGCATGTCACGCGACAGGCGGCAAAGGCAATCGGCGAATGGCTCGAAGCCCGCGGAAAACTGCACCAGCCCATAAGGGTTCTCGCCCTGTGGGAACTGGAGGCCATGGCCCAGGCCGCCATCAGCAGCTTCGTGGTGCTGGGCTGTTCCCGGATCAAGGACGAGCCGGGCCAGCACCCGGACCTGACCCGGTTCTTGCTGGCCTGAGCCTGTGCGCGATGTGCAACCGGGAAGCCAGGGGCTTTGGCTATGTCCATCGCCTGCGCCATGACCAATACCCATTCCATCGCTTCTGTTCCCGCCGCTGCCAGGACGCTGGAGCAAAGATTGCAGGGGATCATCACGGCATGATCGACAAAACCGCCCGCGAAACCCAGGCCATCAAGGATGCCCGCCCGCATTTCGCCGCGGCGCTGACGGCGTTGGGCCTGATGGAGCATTTCTTCAACTGCTCCGCCGCCGATATCGACCGGCTGATCGAATCCGCCGTTACCGGCTACGTCGAGTCCATGCAGCGCCAGGCTGGCGTTCAGGAGCGCAGCGGCCTTCCCTTCGACGATCCCATTCCGTTCTGAGGTTGCCGCCATGCTCGACCTCAACCATGGCTCCGGCTGTCAGTACCAGAAGCCCGACCGCGATCCCGGTATCACCATGGCGGTGAATGCCGCCATCGACCAGATGCTGGTCACCCGCAATCGCTCCCAGGTGGCCCGCCAGTATGTCAGCACCTCGGGGATCGGCCGGGAATGCCTGCGCCAGATTCAGTACGACTATCTGGCCGTGCCCAAGGACGAGGGCCGCGACTTCGAGCCTCCCACCTTACGGATTTTCGAGGCTGGCCACCGTGGTGAAGACGTGGTGGCGGCTTGGCTGAAGGCGGCCGGGTTCGATCTGCGCACCGAACGGCGCGACGGCAAGCAGTTTGGATTCGCGGTGCTGAATGGCTGCTTCAAGGGCCATATCGACGGCTGCCTGGTCGACGGCCCGGTGGCCATGGACTATCCCGCTTTGTGGGAGAACAAGGCGCTGGGCGTGTCGTCCTGGAAGGACGTGGTCAAGCGCGGCGTGGTGTTGTCCAAGCCGGTCTATGCCGCCCAGATCGCCCTCTATCAGGCGTACATGGATCTGCCCGCCCCGGCGCTGTTCACCGCGCTCAACCGCGACACCTGGGAAATCCACTGCGAGTTGGTGCCGTTCGACGCGGCCCTGGCGCAAGCCATGAGCGACAGGGCATTCCAGGTGGTGCAGGCCAGTGATGCCCAGGAATTGCTGCCCCGCGCCGCCGCCGCACGGACCTCGGTGGTCTGCCGTGGCGGCAAGACGGCGGCTGGCTGGCACTCCCCGTGTTCGTGGCAGGATCGCTGCTGGGCTTGTCGTGGATGATCGATCTCAACGACGTCTGGGAAGCATCAGCCCGTCATGACCTGGACGATATCCGCGACCGTTTGGCCGCCACCGCCCATGACTGGCTGCCGGGACTGTTCCCCAACGCCCGTCTGGCCCAGGATCGCCGGACGCTGCGTTGTGCCGATCTGTCGGGGCGGACGCCTCGCAAGGAAGGCTCCTGTATCCTGCATCTGACCGGCAGCCATGCCGGGTGGGGCTTCGATCACGCCACCGGGGAAAGCGCTGGTCCCATCGACCTGATCCATCACGCCACCGGCCTGTCGGAGCGGGACTTGTTCGAGGAGGCCGCCCGACTGGCCCGGCTGGATCTACCTGCACCGTCCCGTCCCAACAGCCCGAAGCCCACCCATGATCTGGAGGTGGCCCGTATCGTCGGCTCCACCCAACCGCTGGCCGGAACGGTGGGCGAGTCCTATCTCCGCTACCGTGGTATCGGCGATCCCCAATCGCCGGACCTGCTGTTCCACAATGATCTGGCCGATTTCGACAGCCGCCGCGGCTGGCCGGGGCTGGTGGGCATTGTCCGTGATGGCGCGGGGAATCCCACTGGCGGCATCCATCGCACCTTCTTGCTGGAGGACGGTTCGGGCAAGGCTCCGCCGGGCAAAAAGATGCTCGGCCCCATTGCAGGCGGCAGCGTGCGCCTTGCGCCCATTCCCGCCGACGGCCACCTCGGCATCGGCGAGGGCATCGAAACCGCCCTGTCGGCCTGGGCCATCTTCGGCATTCCCACCTGGGCGGCCCTGTCGGCGGGAAATTTGCGCGACTGGCAGTGGCCGGATGGTATCCGCCGCGTCACCATCTTTGCCGATGCCGGCGAGGCCGGTCAGCAGGCCGCCGCCGCCCTGGCCGAACAGCTCACCGCCGCCAGCATCCCGCCCACCATCGTGTCGCCCTTGCACGGAGATGATTTCAACGACGACCTGCGCAAAGGCGTTGTTGCCAGGGATTACGCCCCGGCCCCAACCGTCACCGAGCCGATGCCGTTCGACTTCACCATGCTGTACGATACCGCCCTGGCGCTGACCTTCCCGCCCGACATGGGCAGTCTCGCCAAGCTGCTGGGTAATCTGGCCCAAGCCCGCCTCGATCCGGTGGAAGAGCGTCAGGTACTGGTGGCCATCAAGGCCACCACCCGCATCCCGGTTTCGGTGACGGAAAAGCAGATCCGCAGCCTCCGTCGCCAGGGAAGCTCCGCCAACGCCCCGACGGTTCAGCCAGCATGGTTTAGCCAACTTCGTACCAGCGCCGACGGCACGCCCGAGCGCAACGAGGCCAACGTCATCACCGCCTTGTCCTGCGACGAAGCCTTTGCCGGGGCGCTGGTGTTCGACGAATTCCGTCAGGAGATCATGGTCAATCGGCCATTGCCCTGGGACGATGGTAGTCCTGTCCCTCGTCCATGGGCCGAGGCCGACAATGTTCGTTGTGCCGAATGGCTTCAGCGCCGTGAGGTCAATGTCTCCCCCCTGGTAGTCGCCCGCAGCATCGGCGCCGTGGCCCGCGATATCACCATCCATCCGGTGCGCGAGTATCTCACCGGCCTACAATGGGACGGCACCCGCCGCCTGGAAAGTTGGGCCGTCGCCCATCTGGGCGCCACCGACACCCGGCTCAACCAGGCATTCGGCTCGCTGTGGATGATCTCCGCCATCGCTCGGATCATGGCCCCTGGGGCCAAGGTCGACCACATGCTGATTCTGGAAGGCCCCCAAGGCGCCAAGAAGTCCACCGCGCTGAAGATTCTGGCGGGAGGCGACTGGTTCACCGACGAACTGGCCGAGATCGGTAGCAAGGACGCCGCCCAGCAGATGCGCGGCGTCTGGATCATCGAGATTGCTGAACTGGACGCCATCGGCCGAGCCGAGGTGTCCCGCATCAAGTCGTTCCTGACCCGCACGGTCGACCGCTACCGCCCACCCTATGAGCGTTACGTCATCGACGTGCCGCGCCAGTGCGTATTCGCGGGCAGCGTTAATCCCGACACCTATCTGCGCGACGAGACCGGCAACCGCCGCTTCTGGCCCATCCGTTGCGGCCAGATCGACCTGGAGGCGATCCGCCGCGACCGCGACCAGCTTTGGGCCGAGGCTATGACCCTGTACAGCCAGGGCGCCATCTGGTGGCTAGACGATCCCGAATTGATCGCCTTGGCCCGCGCCGAGCAGGAAGAGCGGTACCAGGGCGATGCCTGGGACGGCTTGATCGACCGCTGGCTGGCCTTTGACAAGGAGCGGGTCAATTACGGCTATGGCGCCTACGACGACTGGCGCGAGGTGGAGGTCGCCCGATCCGAACCGCTCACCGACGTATCGGTCGGCGAGATCCTGCGGAACGCCATCGGCATAGAGCCGGGCCGATGGACCCGTGCCGACCAGATGCGGGTCACCGCCTATCTGAAGGCCCAAGGCTGGACCCGATACCAAGCCAGGGTGGGCGAAAGAGCCACGGGCTCCAGGGAATGGCGATATACCCGCGCGACGGGATAGCGTTACTCCTCGGCTGATCGAGACACTGGTCGACTACAAGCCAATAGCTTACGCCCGGCCTTCCTGATCGGCGGCACGAAGCGGTACAAGATGATGGTGGCCACTGCGGTTCCAGCCACCGTCCTATCGAACAGGAAATGGCCGATCGGTAGATCCTGCTGTCCGGCCTCGATATTCAGCAAGGTGAAGATTGCCGTGATCGCCAGCGCGGGGAAAACCACGACATAGAGAAGCCAGACCCACTCTCCCACCATGGGGTAGTCGTTCGTATAGGCATCACCTTCCCTGGAAAAGGCGGTGAACTTCATATCCGTCGTGCCATCATCCCCATAAAGCATGCCGAGACGCTTTTCAAGGTCATGCAGGTACGGATATTGCCGCTCAACCTGAACGCAAGCTTGGGAGTACCTGAGCAGCAGCGCAAGGAACATGGCCCATGTTGCGCTGACAATCGCATGCCAGGGCAATGCCACAACTTTGAGCTTCAAGCCTGTTGAACTGGGCTCGGCGAGCGCCTCACGTAACTCCACCGGGTGTCCAACTTCCAAGAACAGAACGCCGAGCACCGCGATTACAATTAGGAACAGCAAGTCGCGTTCCTTCTCCCGCTCCCGCTGGAGGGCGAACGTGTCTTTGTAATGTTCGTGGAGGGTCTTGAGCTGGTCGTCGGACATCCGTTCAGTTCCCCAGAACCTCTTCCAGGGCACTCCTGTTGAAGCTGTGAATCCAGGTGACGCCCTGCCCAAGGAGGGCCGGGGTCGAGTAGGACCGGTCAAGCTTCACCGCAATGATCGGCTTCCTGAGTTCGACGGCCTTTTTGATCTCCCACAGCTGCCAATTGATCTCACCGATCTTCGCCCGGTTACGATGGGGAGCGTTGATGTGCTCCCCGACTATGACCAGCATATGGGTCGCCTGGCTGATTTTGGTGGTCAGCACCGCCTTGATCCTATCGACCTGGTCGCTCTGGATCTCGCTGGGCGTCATGTCGGCGAAGTCGATGTCGATGTTGGGGTTGCCAGCAAAGGCATTGAGCAATGCCCGATAATGCCGGTCATTGTCGAAATCGAAGCTGACCACCACACGCTTCTTCGCCATCTTCTTTCTCCGCCTTGATCTGCGACGCGGCGAGCGGTGCTGCGTCTTCGCTTCCAGTAAGCCCGAGGCGGCAACGATCAAAGCCCCGAGTATCAATCTGATCATTAGACTGCCTGACATAATGTCGGACGCAATGCAATTATAGCGCGTCATATTCCGAAATATAGTGGCAAATTTCTCCAGTGCATGGATTGGGCCACCATATGTGGTGTTTGAAAAGGGCGTGACGATGGATGCCAACGGTGGTCACCAACCCCCAGTGACGTTGGTGACAGGTTGGTGACCTGAAAAGCATCATCCTTTCAATTGGTTGACATGCCTTGTCACCAACCTTCTCTGGTCACCAACGGGGTAAAAGCTATAAGGGCCAAGAAAAAATTACGCACGAAAGGTTGATGGTGAAGCGGCCGATGCCATCTATGATGTTCTTTTTATTTTGGCTGAGAGAGCGTTCACACCCGGTTGGTGACATGTGACCGGCAAGCCATCACGGCATCAACGATCTGATTCTGAACGACGATTCCCGTCACCAACCTTGCATGGAGGGCAAATGTTCGCCGCTGTTTTCTCCGGCATACGATCTTCTTCGATGGCGGCGAATTGTTGTTGAGAACCTCACACCCGGTTGTTAGCCTCCCCCTCGACCAAAGCCGAAGGCCCACAGACTCGTGAGCCTTCATCATGACCACTATTCTCGCCCTTGATCTGGGCACCACCACCGGCTGGGCCATGTGCCTGGCCGATGGTTCCATTGTTTCCGGCACCATGGAATTCAAACCTGGCCGCTATGAAGGCGGCGGGATGCGCTTCCTTCGTTTCCGATCATGGCTCGACCACCTGCTGAATGGCGCCAAGGCAATCGACCTCCTGCATTTCGAGGAAGTCCGCCGCCACGCCGGGACCGATGCCGCCCACATCTATGGCGGCTTTCTCGCCCATCTCACCGCTTGGTGCGAATTGAAAAGCATCCCGTACCAGGGTGTGCCGGTCGGGACCATCAAGCGGCACGTCACCGGCAAGGGCAATGCGGGCAAGGAAGCGGTGATCGCCGCCATGCGATCCAAGGGTTTCAATCCCGAGGACGACAACGAGGCCGATGCCCTGGCCATCCTGTCCTGGGCCACCGACACCCAGGGAGGCAACCAATGAACTGGACGCCCACCCTGGTCGAAGAGCGTCTCGCCGAAGCCGCCGACACCCTGCGCCGTTTGCCCGAAGCCAAGGTCCAGGGCCACGCCAGCACTTGGCCACCCTACATCCAGGAAAGCTTGTCTGCCGAAGACGCGACGTTTCGCCGTCCGCCTCCCTCTGCCGCCGCGATCACCCGGATGGACGAAGCCCTGCCGTGGCTCCAGCAGCTTGATCAGGTCGATGCCAAGATCGTCTGGCTGCGGGCTAAAGGGAAGCCGTGGAAGATCGTCTGCTGGAATGTCGGCCTATCCCGCGCCACCGCCCACCGGCACTGGATGTTCGCCCTGTGCCTGATTTCCTGGAAGCTAAACGGCAAGCGCATCCCCAAGAACATCTCCCTGCGGCAGATACTTGATGTTCGTAAGATGCAGTAAAGCAAGAAATGAGACGCTTTACTGCATGACCGAAGAGGCCAAATTGAGGTAATTGTTATTCATGCTCACGAGGGGCGGCAAACACGATCATTTAATGATCTGCCGCCCCGGTCGGGCGAAAGATTAGAACAAGCCAAGGCGAGGCGGCGCGGATATCGCGGTTCCTCCCCGGCACTTCCCCTATGCGGGCGGCAACAGTGCCGAACTTCGCTAGCGTCAGCCGAAAAATCTAGGTTTCCACTCCGGTTTCCAGTTTCCAGCCCAAAGGCGCGCTTGTCCAACGACAGCGCGCCTTTCACGTTCCCGGCTGAGTGGAAACCTGGGTGGAAACCACTGCCGGAAACCTGATCGGGTTTCCACCGGCAGGTTTCCAGTTTCCACCTGATCCAGGTTTCCATCGCCATGCAGCTTGTCCATCCCGAGCCGGGTCTCCCGGCGGTCGGCTTGATGCCGCACGTCCAGGGGCTGGTTTACGGCTCGGTGTGCAGCGGAATCGAGGCGGCAACGGCGGCGTGGGAGCCGTTGGGCTGGCAAGCGGCGTTCTTCGCCGAGATCGAGCCGTTCCCGTCCACCGTGCTGGCGCACCGCTATCCCGCCATTCCCAATCTTGGCGACATGACCGCCATCGACGGTTTGGCGTGGCGGGGCAAGATCGACGTGTTGGTGGGCGGCACGCCCTGCCAGGCGTTCTCGGTGGCGGGCTTGCGCAAGTCGCTGGATGACGCCCGTGGCAACCTTGCCCTCACATTCGTGGAACTCGCCGATGCCATCGATCCAGCTTGGGTTATTTGGGAAAACGTCCCCGGAGTTTTGTCCACCCGTGACAACGCCTTCGGATGCCTTCTGGGCGGACTGGCCGGAGAAGATGGTCCGGTCGTCCCGCCAGGGAGAAAATGGTCGGACGCTGGTGTTGTCGTTGGACCCGCGCGCACAGTCGCGTGGCGGGTGCTCGACGCCCAATATTTCGGCTTGGCCCAACGACGCCGTCGTGTGTTCGTTATCGCAGGTGCTGGAGACCGGGCCGATCCCGTCCAAGTACTTTTTGAGCGCGAAGGCGTGCGCCGGGATCATCCGCCGCGCCGAGAAGCGGAACAAGGTCTTGCCCCCACGCTTGATGCTCGCGCTGGCCGAAGCGGCGAGACGTCATTCGCCACCAGCGGCGGGCTGATCGCCGAGGCGTTCGGCGGCAACAATACCGCTGGCCCCATCGACGTCGCCACCGCGCTCAATGCCTGCGCCTCGGCCAGCGGGCGAATGGATTTCGAGAGCGAGACCTTCGTCGCCACCACCTTGCGGGCCCGCGACCTGTCCCGTGGCGTCGACAGCGACTGTACCGATACGCTGATCGCCCACACCCTGCGGGCTAAGGCGAATCTCGCCCATCGGCCCGACATCGATACCCTGGTCACCCATTCCCTACGGGGCGAAGGCTTCGATGCTTCGGAAGATGGGACCGGACGTGGCACTCCGCTGGTGCCTGTGGCGATCCCAATTCAGGAGGCCGGTGCCCGCACCGGAATCAGCACCACCGATCCCCGTGCCGGAATCGGCATCGGCGGTGACGGCGACCCCATGTTCACGTTGCAGGCGGGCAAGCAGCACGCCGTGGCGTTCAACCTGCGTGGCCGCGACGGTGGAGCGCAGGCTGAGATTGATGCCGATAACATCGCCAGTCTGCGGGCGGCCAGCGGCGGCTCCAGCCGCAGCTATGTGGCCTTCGCCCAAAATCAGCGGGACGAAGTTCGGACCCTGGATGTTGCAGGCGCCTTGGCGGCGGAGCCGGGAACCAAACAGCAGACATACGTGGCGTTCGACTGCAAGGCCAGTGCGGGGTTTCAGTCCGTCACAACGGATGGTGTCGTTCCCACACTGCGGGCGATGAATGCTCAAGGCAGGGAGAATGGTGGGGGGCAGTTGGCGGTCACCGTTCCGCTGGATTTGCGGAATGCCCTGCGGGATGCCGAAAAATTCGATGCCATGAACCGCCAGGGGCTTGGCATCGGTGACGATGGCGATCCCGCGCCGACACTGTCTCGGGAGCATTCCCACGGCGTTATCGCCGATCTTGCCGTCCGCCGCCTGACGCCCCGCGAATGCGAGCGGCTCCAGGGCTTCTCCGACGATTACACCCAGATCCTCTGGCGCAAGAAGGCCGCCGAGGATTGTCCCGACGGGCCACGCTACCGGGCGCTGGGTAATTCCATGGCCGTGCCGGTGATGCGCTGGATCGGGCGCCGCATCCAGGCGGCTGGACAACGGCCATGACCCGCAATCCCTATCGCATTGACGGTCCGGCGCTGGTGTCGTTCTCGGGTGGGCGCACGTCCGGCTACATGCTGCGCCAGATTCTGGACGCCCATGACGGCCAACTGCCCGAGGACATCCATGTGGTGTTCTTCAATACCGGGCGGGAATTCGAGCAGACCCTGCGCTTCGTCCACGAATGTTCGGTGCGCTGGTCGGTTCCGATCACCTGGCTGGAATTCGATCCCGCCGAGCCGTTCGACACCAGCGTGGTCGGCTACAACAGCGCGGCCCGCGACGGCGAGCCCTTCGAGAAGATCATCAAGGTCCGGGGCTTCCTGCCCAACCCGACCATGCGGCTCTGCACCCATTACCTCAAGGTCAAGCGCGGTATCGCCTTCATGCGCGACATGCGGGGCTACCCGGAATGGATCAACGTCGTCGGCCTGCGCCATGACGAACCCCGCCGGGTCGCCCGCCAGAAGGCCATGAACGAAGCCGGCAAGGAGCGGTTCGAGACCATCCTGCCGCTGGATCAGGCCAAGGTCAGCCGCCAGGACGTTTCGGCCTTCTGGAAGCGCCAGCCCTTCGACCTCGGTCTGCCCGACAACAACGGCAAGACGCCGCTGGGCAATTGCGACCTCTGCTACATGAAGGGAGCGGCCACCATCAAGGGGATCATGCGCCTGTTCCCCGAACGGGCCAGATGGTGGATCGACATGGAGCGCAACGCCCCAGCGCTCGGCACCCTGACCAAACCGGAGATGGCGCTGTTCCGCGCCGACCGGCCCAGCTACCGCGAATTGCTCAATTTCGTCCGCCGCCAGCGGGATTTCGAGGGCGGTCCATCCGATGACTGCCTGCCCTGCGATTGCACGGACTGACCATGACCCATCCGCTTCCCGACACGGTCGAGGCTTGGCCCATCGACCGGCTGATCCCCTATGGCCGCAATGCGCGAACCCATTCGGACAGCCAGGTCGCCCAGATCGCCGCCAGCATGGTCGAGTTCGGCTGGACCAATCCGGTGCTGGCCGACAGCAAGGGCAACGTCATCGCCGGGCATGGCCGACTGGCCGCCGCCAAGTCCCTGGGGCTGGACACAGTGCCGGTGGTGATCCTCGACCATCTGACCGAGGCCCAGCGCCGCGCCTACATCCTGGCCGACAACAAGCTGGCCCTGAATGCTGGCTGGGACGACGAGACCCTGGCGGCGGAACTGCACGCGCTCAATGCCGAGGGCTACGACCTGGATCTGATCGGCTTCTCCGCCGAGGAACTGGATGCCCTGATGGCTCCCCTCGACGACGAGGGCAACGGCCAGGGTGAAGGCGACGAAGACGAAATCCCGGAACCGCCCGCCGATCCGGTGGCGCGGCCCGGCGATCTGTGGATCTTGGGCCGACACCGCCTGCTGTGCGGCGACAGCACCAATGCCACCGATGTGGAGCGCCTGCTGGCCGAGGCCACGCCGCACCTGATGGTGACCGATCCGCCTTACGGGGTGGAGTACGACCCAGATTGGCGAAATCAGGCCGGGGTGTCGTCCACCTCGCGCACCGGCAAGGTGGCCAACGATGATCGGGCCGACTGGCGGGAAGCCTGGGCGCTGTTCCCCGGCGAGGTGGCCTATGTCTGGCATTCGGCCATCTACACCAGGACGGTGGCCGACAGCCTGGAAGCCAACGACTTCAAGCTCCGCGCCCAGATCATCTGGTCGAAGAACCGCTTCGTCCTGGGCCGGGGTGATTATCACTGGCAGCACGAACCTTGCTGGTATGCGGTGCGCAAGACCGGCACTGGCCATTGGCAGGGCGCACGGGATCAGGCCACCATCTGGACCATCGGCAACAATGGTGATGAGGATGAAGCCACGGTCCACGGCACCCAGAAGCCGGTGGAATGCATGCGCCGCCCGATCCTCAACAACAGCGCCGAGGGCGAGGCGGTCTACGAGCCGTTCGCGGGCAGCGGCACCACGGTGATCGCGGCGGAAACCACCGGCCGCATCTGCTTCGCCATGGAACTGAACCCGGCCTATGCCGACGTGATCGTCGGGCGATGGCAGAAGCTAACCGGGCAGAAGGCCGTGCTGAACGGCGATGGCCGGAGCTTCGAGGAAATCGCCGCGGGGAAAGCGGTCAGCGCCGAGTGATCCGGCGCAGGGAATGCTGGTACTTGGCGTCGGAGGGCTTCCAGTCAAGCGGCTTGCAGCCGAGGCGCAGGTCGCGTTCCCAGAATTCAAGGATCTGTTGGTTGGAATAGCCCTTGCCCCGGAAGTATTCGAAGTCGCTTTGCGACCACTGCGGATGGGCCTTCAGGGCGGCGGTGGGGCGGACGGTCAGGGCCATACTACTTGCCCTCCCGTCCAGCGTTGTAGGCCGCTTCCAGGGCCTTCTTGATCTGCCAAACCGCCAGTTCGTGGAAGTCCAGACGGTCGCTCTTGCGGGTGTCCAGGGTCTCCAGGTCGAGGATCTGGGTGGCGATCTCGGTCAGGGCTTGGTCTCGGGTCTTCATGGTGTCGGCCTCCGTTTTGGTGAAGCCACTAACGCTCTGTTTCGGCTGCTTATCAAGCCGGTTAATCATGCAATTTCAAGGCTGTAACGTGATGCGCCAATCCCGCCGCATGTCCCTGGCCGAGGCCGCCGCCAACGTGGTGATCGGCTACGGTATCGCCGTCGCCACCCAGGTGGTGGTGTTTCCGGTCTTCGGCATTCACATCACCCTGGCCGATGATCTGCGGATTGGTCTGGTCTTCGCCGTGGTCTCGATTCTCCGGTCCTACGCTCTGCGGCGACTGTTCGAGGTTTGCCGCCGCTGATCCGGCCGACTTGGAATCGAGACGGCGGGCGGCTACTCTTTCGGTCCACAATTTCCGAGGGGAAGAGCATCATGAGTAAATCCGCCATGTCCAAGGCCATCCGCCAAGCCGCCGGTTGCAGCGTCGCCCAGGCCGATGCTGCCGTCGAAGCGGCGCTGGCCGCTATCGTCGATGGCGTCAAGACCGAGGGCCGCTTCAGCCTCATCGGTTTCGGCTCCTTCTCGAAGTCGGAACGCCCGGCCCGTCAGGGGCGCAATCCTCGGACCGGCAAGACCATCGACATTGCCGCCTCGACCTCGATCAAGTTCAGCACCTCGGCGGCTTTGAAGAAGTCGCTGTAAGTCATGGCCGTCGATCCCGAGCATGTGGCCCGCGCCGCGAATGATCTGATGGGTCACTATGGTCAGGCCGCTCTCGATGTGGCCAGGAAGCAAGCTGAACGCGCGTCGAGGGCCGGTGACATGCCGGCCCTCGATCAAGCCCTGATGGTGCTGACCGAAATCGAGCGCCATCAGGCGGTTTCGTCCACACCGGTGACGTAGGCGTCGGCCTTGTTCCAAGACCCTTCGTCGATCTCCCACTCGGCGTCGGTGCTGTTGAACAGCTTCTCGAAGGCGGTGACCTCGGCCTGCTGGGGTGTTTCGGCCTCGACCTCGACCGTGGTGCTTTCGGTGACGTCGCGGGTGATGATGACGCTGTAGTGGGGCATGGCCGTTTGCCTCAATCCTGGATTTTGTAAATACGGCCGCGGCCTTCGATCTTCTCGCTGATGACCTCAAGCCCCAGCTTTTTCTTCAAGGCTCCGGCGATGGCGCCGCGCACCGTGTGGGGCTGCCAACCAAACTCGGCTGTGATCTCGGCGATGCTGGCGCCTTCGGGCCGCTTCAGCATGGCGATCAGGGCTTCCTGTTTGCTGCCCTGGCGGGTCTTGCGGACGCGCTGCACTTCCTCGGCCTCGTCCGGGCTGCTGTCGGCCTCCGTCACCGGGGTTTTCGGCTGGTCGGCCATGTCTGTCGCCGGTTCTTCTTCCGGGGCGGTGTCCGCGTCCGTGTCGGCCCCCATGCCCAACGCCTCGTAGGCGGCGGGCGTGGCCCGCAGGGTGAGCGGGGTGCCGTCCTCGTCCTCACGCCACACCGGTTGGCTGGGTTCGGCGAGGATTTCCTCGGCCAATTCCTTCTTGATCAGACTGATCAGCACCACCTTCACCGCGCCGCCCTTCAAGGCGGCGGTGATCGGTAGCACGAAGCCGCCTTCGCGGGCGCAAGCGGCGGAGAGGATGACGGCCTGGGTGTCGGAAAGCTGGGTCATGAGGTGGTCCTCCAAGGATGGCGCTGGACTGTCCCGCGCCTGTACCACCTGAAGCCCCGCCAGCCTGAAGCCGGTCGGAGCCTGCCCCCGCGAAGGCGGGGGGCGGAAGGGAAAAACCGCTGATCAGGTGGCGAATTCGCCTTCCTGGAAGGCGCTGTCGCTGATGGCCTTCAGCATCTCCGCGTAGTGGGTCATGGTCCCGGCGTGGCCCCAATTGATCTCGTCGGGCGTCCAGTTGAAGTGCTCGGCGCTTAAGGTCTGCAACCGGGCCAGCATGGCGTCGAATTCGGCCTTCTTGGCGAGAAAGGCGTCCAGGGCTTTGGTGTTGTCGGTGCGCTTCATCGTGGTGTCCTCCGGTGTTCGTGGGGCCATTCATCGCTCTGTCGGTCCCACGTATCAACAGGTTAAGCGTCTCATTTCATTGCTTATTTCAGCGGAAATCGATCATGGGATTATCCGTCCGCGAATACGCGCGCAGGCGTGGCGTCAGCCATACCGCCGTGCGCAAGGCGGTGCAGACGGGCCGGATTCCCCAGGAACCCGACGGCACCATCGACCCGGTGAAGGCCGACGCCGCCTGGGATGCCCAGACCGATCCTGGCCGGAAGGCGACGACGGCCCCGAAGCCGGTCATTGAAGCGCCGATTGCCCCGGCACCTAAGCCCCAGCGCGAAACCACCCCGGCTGTTCCGGCCGCCGCTGGGGCCACCTTCGCCCAGGCCCGCACCGCCCACGAAGTCGCCAAGGCCCAGAAAGCCCGCATCCAGGTGGATCGCCTCAAGGACGAGGTGGTCGACCGGGCGCGGGCCACCGCCCTGGTGTTCAAGCTGGCCCGACAGGAACGGGATGCCTGGATCACTTGGCCCGCCAGGGTGGCCGGGCAGATGGCGGCGGAGATCGGCATCGACCCGCATGTGATGCAGACCCTGCTGGAAGCCCATGTCCACGCCCATCTCGACGAACTCGCCGCCATCGAGCCGAACTTCCGATGACGCATTTGGGTTCCGTGGGGCCGACGCTGTGCTGCTGGCATGGCAAGACGGGGTGCGCCCCGATCCGCGCCTGACCGTCTCCCAATGGGCCGACCAGCACCGCATGCTATCGAGCCGGGCCTCGGCCGAACCGGGGCGGTATCGGACCAATCGCACGCCCTATATGCGCGACATCATGGACGCGCTGTCGCCCACCAGCCCGGTGCAGCGGGTGGTGTTCATGAAGGCGGCGCAGGTGGGGGCGACCGAGGCGGGATGCTGCTTCATCGGTTTCGTCATCCACCATGCGCCGGGGCCGATGCTGTGCGTCCAGCCCACCGTGGAGATGGCCAAACGGGCGTCGCGCCAGCGCATCGATCCGCTGATCGACGAAAGCCCGGCCATCCGGGAACGGGTCAAACCGGCCCGCGCGCGGGATGCTGGCAACACCATGCTGTCGAAGGATTTTCCCGGCGGCACCTTGGTGCTGACCGGGGCCAACAGCGCGGTGGGCCTGCGCTCCATGCCCGCCCGCTACCTGTTTCTCGACGAGGTGGACGCCTATCCGGCTTCCGCCGACGAGGAGGGTGACCCGGTCGGTCTGGCCGAGGCCCGCTCGCTGACCTTCGCCCATCGGCGGAAGGCGTTCCTGGCCTCGACGCCCACCATTCGCGGCCTGTCGCGCATTGAGCGGGAATACGAGGCATCCGACCAGCGCCGCTTCTTCGTGCCGTGCCCCCATTGCGGAGCCATGCAGTGGCTGAAATTCGAACGGCTGAAATGGGACAGGGGCCAGCCGGGCAGCGTCCGTTACGTCTGCGAATCCTGCGACCACGACATCGCGGAGCACCACAAGGGGGGCATGCTGGCTGCGGGCGAGTGGCGGGCCACCGCCATCGCCTCTGATCCCGGCACCGTCGGCTTTCACATCTCGGCGCTGTATTCGCCGCCGGGCTGGCAGTCGTGGCGCGACATCGCCCGCCTGTGGGAGGCCGCCCAGGGCAATGACGACGCGCTGCGGGTGTTCAAGAACACCGTGCTGGGGGAAACCTGGGTTGAATCCGGCGAGGCCCCCGACTGGCAGCGGCTCTACGACCGCCGCAAGACCTGGACCAACGGCATTGTGCCGGCGGGCGGGTTGTTCCTCACCGCCGGAGCCGACGTCCAAAAGGATCGCGTCGAGATCGACGTCTGGGCCTGGGGCCGTGGCCTGGAAAGCTGGCTGATCGACCACATCGTCATCGACGGTGGGCCGGAAAAAGCCGAGACCTGGGAGGCTTTGGAACAGGTATTGGCGAAGATCTGGCCCCATGCCAGCGGTATCGGCCTGAAGATCGCTCGTCTGGCCATCGACAGCGGCTATGAAACCTCGGCGGTCTATAGCTGGGGCCGCAAAATGGGCGTTGGTCAGGTATCTCCCATCAAGGGTGTCGAGGGTTTCAACCGGTCATCGCCGGTTTCCGGCCCCACCTATGTGGATGCGACCGAGGGCGGCAAGAAGATTCGCCGTGGCGCCCGCCTCTGGACGGTGGCGGTGTCCACCTTCAAGGCGGAAACCTACCGGTTTCTCCGTCTGGAGCGCCCCACCGACGAAGAATTGGCCGAAGGAGTCCGTTACCCGGCCGGAACGGTGCATCTGCCATCGTGGGCAGACTCGGAATGGTGCAAGCAGTTCGTCGCCGAGCAGCTGGTGACGGTCAAGAACCGCCGCGGCTTCACCAAGCTGGAATGGCAGAAGCTCAGGGAGCGCAATGAGGCGCTGGATTGCCGGGTTTATGCCCGTGCCGCCGCCTGGATCGCCGGGGCCGACCGCTGGCCCGAGGCCAAGTGGCGCGATCTGGAAGCACAACTGGCCATATCCGAGTTGGCCCAAGCCGAAGAACCCCAGGCGGGCCAGATCCGCCGCCCCCAGACCCGCCGCTCTCGGCGGGTTTTTCATTCCAGCTATATGGGCTGATCCCGATGACCCTCGACGAGATGAAGGCCGAGCGCGAGCGCGTGCTGGCGCGGCGCAACTCGCTGGTGGCCCGCGTCACCGTGGGCGACCGCACCGTCCAGTATGATCTGACCCAGGCCAATCAGGTGCTGGCCGATCTCGACCGCCGTATCGCCCTGGCCGAGGGCAAGGGGCGCCGTCGTCGCATCCTGACCGTGGCCAGCAAGGGGCTGTGACCATGTTGTCGGCCCTGCGCCGCAAGGTGGGCGCCTTTATCGGCGGCTTCGAGGCGGGCATGAGCAACCGCCGCCTCAAGGGCTTCCAGCCCAGCCGCGCCCATCTCAACACCCTGATCGCCGCCGCCGGGTCGGACATCACGGCGCGCGCCCGCCATCTGGTCCGCAACAACGGTTATGCCGCCAACGCCATCGAAAGCTGGGCGGGCAATGTGGTCGGCGCCGGCATCAAGCCGTCCTCGCTGATCGCCGACGCCACCCTGAAGGCGGCGGTGCAGAAGCTGTGGCTGGCCTGGACCGACGAATCCGATGCCGAGGGGCTGACCGATTTCTATGGCCAGCAGCGGCGCGCCGCCAGGGAGGTGTTCATCGCCGGGGAGGTGTTCTTCCGCTTCCGCCCGCGTCGGCCCGAGGACGGCCTGTCGGTGCCGCTGCAATTGCAGATGCTGCCCTCGGAAATGCTGCCGCTGACCCGGAACCAGACCCTGCCCGGCGGCAATGTCATCCGTCAGGGCATCGAGTTCGATCGCATCGGCCGCCGCGTCGCCTATCATTTCCTGCGCCGCCATCCCGGTGACTGCACCGATCCCGGCATGGCTGGGGAAACCGTCCGCGTCCCGGCTTCCGAAATCATCCATGTGATGGACCCAGTGGATGCTGGGCAGTTGCGCGGCGTGTCGCGCTTTGCCCCGGCCATCGTGAAACTGTTCCTGCTCGACCAGTACGACGATGCCGAACTGGACCGCAAGAAGGTGGCGGCCATGTACGCGCTGTTCGTCACCACACCGAGTCCGGGTGAGCCGTTCGACATCGCCGAGGACGGCGGCACCGGCGACCGGGTGATGGACGTCCAGCCCGGCCAGGTGGTGATGCTGGAACCGGGCGAGGAGATCCAGACCTCGGCCCCCGCCGATGTGGGTGGCTCCTACGAGGCGTTCCAGTACCGCACCCTGTTGCAGATCGCCGCCGCCCTGGGGGTGCCCTACGCCTACCTGTCCAACGACATGCTGAAGGCCAATTACTCTAACTCCCGGCTGGCCCTGCTGGAATTCCGCCGCCGCATCGACGCCTGGCAGCACGCGGTCATGGTCTACCAGCTTTGCCGGGCCGTCTGGCAGCGCTGGATGGATACCGCCGTGATGGCTGGCGCCCTGACCATCAAGGGCTATGAGCCCAACCGCGCCGGCTTCACTGCCTGTTCCTGGCTGCCGCCGAAATGGGACTGGGTCGATCCGCTCAAGGACGCCCGCGCCGAGATCGAGCAGATCGAGGCGGGTCTCAAGAGCCGCACCCAGGCCCTGGCCGAGCGCGGCTTCGACGCCGAGCAGGTGGATGCCGAAATAGCCGCCGACAAGGCCCGCGAACAGCGGCTGGGGCTGGTTCTCGGCACCCCGCCGATGCCGTCCGCACCGACACAGTAAGGACCACCATGCACGATCTGCCCCATATCGCGGCCCGTCTGTACGGGACGCCGCTGCTGGTTGCCCGCGCCAAGCTGGATGTGATCCTGGGCGCCCTCGCTCCCCGGCTGGCCGGACAAGCTATCTCCTTCGATGGCGATGCGGCTCCCTCCGCCGAAATGGCGGTGACGCCCGACGGCATCGCCATCGTGCCGGTGATCGGCACCTTGGTGGCGCGGTCGGGCTATCTCGGCGCCGCCAGCGGCCTGACCGCCTATTCGGACATCGCCGATGCCATCGAGGCGGCGGCCACCGATCCGGGTGTCCGGGCCATCCTGCTCGACGTGGATTCCTCCGGTGGTGAGGTGGGCGGCCTGTTCGATCTGGTCGACCACATCCAGGCCATCCGCGCCCAGTGCGGCAAGCCGATTTGGGCGATAGCCGACGAGGCTGCGCTGTCAGCGGCCTATGCCATCGCCTGCACCGCCGACCGCCTGTACCTCACCCAGACCGGTGAGATCGGTTCCATCGGCGTGGTCGCCATCCATGTGGATGAATCCGCCGCCGATGCCCAGGCCGGGCGGGCGTGGAGCTTCATTCATGCCGGTGCCAGCAAGGTGGATGGCAACCCCCATCAGCCGCTGTCGGATTCCGCCCGCGCCACGCTGCAGGCCGATGTGGATGCCCTGTACGGGAAGTTCACCGCCCTGGTGGCCGAGCGGCGGCGGCTATCGCCCGACGCCATTCGGGCCACCGAGGCTGCGGTCTATCGGGGCGATCAGGCGGTGGCCGCCGGGCTGGCCGACAAGGTCGGCACACTCCGCGTTGCCCTCGCCGATCTCGGCACGTCCCTGGCGCGCCCCTCCGTCCGTTCCCCCGTTCTGTCCAAACCCAAGGAGACCACCATGTCCGAGCAAACGGGGGACATCCCCGTTCTGGCGGCTGTGCCGTCCGCCGTCGAAGCGACTGCCGAGATCGAGCAGCGTCTGCGCACCGAATATTCCGAGATCAGTGCCATCTCGGCCCAGGCCGCCCGTCTGGGCATCACCATCGACGCCGCCGATGCCCTGGCCAAGGGCATCCGTCCCGAGGCCCTGCGCCGCACTGTGCTGGATCAGCTGGCGTCGCGCTCCGATGCCGCCGATTTGGTGGCGGCTGCACCGACGGGGGCGACGCCCAAGGCCGAAACCGAAAGCCCCATCGTCCGGCGTGCCCGTGACGCTGCCGCCCGTCACGGAGGTTGACCATGCCCGTCCTCATTGCCTCGCCCACCCTGGGCGATCTGCTGAAGTTCGAACTGAACCCCAGCTACACCCGCGAGACCGTCCCCCTGAAGGCGGGCACGTCCTATCCCCTGGGTTCGGTGCTGGGCCGCATCACCGCCAGCGGTGAATATCGCCTGTCCCCCGCCGCCGAGGTGGTCGGTGACGAAGGCGCCGAGATGGCCGTCGCCGTGCTGCTGGACGCGGTGGATGCCACCGATGCCGCAGCCACCGGCCTGATCGCCGCCCGTGGCCCGGTCATCCTGGCCGATGGCGCCCTGGTGTTCGACGCCTCGGTCGACCAGCCAGCCGAACGGGTCACCAAGATCACCCAGCTCGCCGCATTGGGCCTCGTCGCCCGCACCACCGTTTGAGAGATGCCCCCGACATGAACGCGATCATCAACCCGTTCGACGCGGGCGGCTATTCGCTCGCCGAAATGACCCAGGCCATCAACCTGCTGCCCAACCTCTACACCCGGCTCGGCCAGATGGGGCTGTTCCGCTTCGAGGGCGTCACTCAGCGCAGCGTCATCATCGAGCAGGCCGAGGGAGTCCTCAACCTGCTGCCCACCGTGCCGCTGGGCGGCCCCGCCACCGTTGCCAACCGTGATGCCCGGAGCATGCGGTCGTTCACGGTGCCGTGGATTCCCCATGATGATTCCATCACGCCCCAGGACGTCCAGGGCGTGCGCGGCTTCGGTGTCGCCGATGCCGCCGATCCTCTCGCCACCGTCATGGAGCGCAAGCTGACCCGCATGCGGAGCAAGCACGCCCAGACGCGGGAATTTATGGAGGTCAACGCCCTGAAGGGCGTGGTCCGCGACGGCGGCGGGTCCACCCTGTACGACTACTTCAGCGAATTCGGCCTCGCCCGCCAGCAGGTGGATTTCGCCCTCGGCACCGCCACCACCAACGTCCAGGCCAAGATCCGCGACGTGTTGCGCAAGGTGGAGACCGAACTGAAGGGCGAGACCATGACCAGCGTGCTGGCCTTGGTTTCCCCGGAGTTCTTCGACAAGCTGATCGGCCATGCCAAGGTCGAGCAGGCTTACCAGTATTATTCCTCCACTGGCGCCCAGCCGCTCAGGGAAGACGTGCGCCGCCGCTTCCCCTTCGCCGGCATGGTGTTCGAGGAATACAGCGCCACCGTCACCCTCTCCACCGGCCAGACCGAAACCCTGATCCCGGCGGGCGAAGGCATCGCCTTCCCGCTGGGCACCATGGACACCTTCGTCACCTATGGCGCCCCGGCCAACCTGATCGAGACGGTCAACACCCTGGGCGTGCCCATGTATGCCCGCCAATTGGCCCGCCAGGACGGCAGCGCCATCGACGTCAAGACCGAGGCCTCCATCCTGCCGGTCAACAAGCGCCCGCGTCTGGCGGTGCGGTTGTTCTCGGGGAACTGACCATGTCGGCCTTTGCCGATGCCCTCGACGACCTGTTCGCCGATCCGAACATGGCCGTCACCGTCAGCTACCAGGGCAGCCCCGTGCGTGCCCTGGTGCGGCGGCCCGACCGCGAGATCGAGTTCTCTGACATCACCGTCCATACGGGGACGGCGGTGTTTGAGATCCGGCGGCGGGAGATTCCGGCGCCAGTGGCAGGGGACGTGATCGTCCATGACGGCGACAGCTTCGTCGTCCAGGGCGAACCCCGCCTGGATGCCGAGCGGCTGGTTTGGACAATCGACGTGAGACCGGCATGAAACTGGCCGCGGCCATATCCGGCGATCTGCGCAAGATCATGGCCGAGGAGATCAAGGACGCGGAAGACGCCGTCACTGCCGGGATGCGCCAAGCTGCCGACGGGCTGAAGGCGGATCTCCGCCGTCAGGTCACCGAGGCGGGCATGGGCCAGCGCCTTGCCAATACCTGGCGGGTCGAGCTTTATCCCAAGGGTCGGAAAAGCATCAAACCGGCGGGCTTCGTCTTCACCAGGGCTCCCACCATCATCCGGGCTTTTGACCAGGGTGCGGTGATCAAGTCCAAGCATGGCTTCTGGTTGGCGATCCCCACGCCCGCCGCTGGCACCGGCGCCCGAGGCAAGCGCATGACGCCCGGCCTATGGGAACAGATGCACGGCAGCCGCCTGCGATTCATCTATCGCCGGGGCGCTCCCTCGCTGCTGGTGGCCGAGAACATGCGGGCCCGCACCGGCAAGCGGGGCGGTTTCGCCAAAGGCAGCGCCTCGGCACTCCGCTCCGGGCGCGGGATGACCACAGTGGTGATGTTCATCCTGGTGCCGCAGGTGAGCTTGAAGAGGCGCCTCGACGTGGACGGCGTCGCCGAGCGGTGGGCTTCGGCGCTGCCGGAGCTGATCGTCAGAAATTGGAGCTCGTGATGCCCTCCATCCGCGAACAGATCCTCGTCGCCCTTTTGGCGCGGCTGGAAACGGTGCCCGGCGCCACGGCCAAGCGGGAAGCACCGTTGCCCGAGACGGTGCCTGTCGGTGGTCTGATCATCTTGCGTGACGGCGATCCCGGAGACCCGGAGGTGGTGTTGTCGCCCGTCACCTACCTGTGGGAACACCAGACCGAGATCGAAATCATCCTCCAGCGCGGCCAGGACGACGATAGCGCTGTGCTGGATACCTTGTTGATGGCGGTGGGGAACGCCCTGGCCGCCGACCGTTCCCTCGGTGGTCTGGCTGAAGGACTGGATTGGGGCGCTCCCAAGACATCCGGCCTCGCCATCGACGGTGCCGCCGCCCTGCGCGGCGCCATGGTGCCGGTCACTATCCATTACGCCAGCCCAGATCCGCTAGGCTGATTTCCAATCCACCAAGGACTCCAATCATGGGCAAGACGCGCGCTTACGGCGCCGATTGCGCGCTGCTGGCTGCCTTCGAGGCGAGCTACGGGGTGCTTCCGGCCGACGGCTATACAAGGCTGTCGTTCAAGGAATCCAGCCTGGGGGCCGAGCGCCCGCTGGGCTACGACCCGCTGCTGGGTCAGGGCCGCGATGCCCAGGATCCGTTCTATGAGGCGATCAAGGACGAGGGCGATGTCGGTGTGCCGCTGGATGTGCGGGCGCTCGGCTTCTGGCTCAAGGGCTTGTTCGGCGCGCCCGCCACCGCCGATAATGGCGACACTACCTTCAACCATGTCTTCACCTCGGGCGGCACACTGCCCAGCCTCGCCATCGAGATCGGCCATGCCCAACTGGCGGCGCCGAAGTTCTTCCGTCACGGCGGCGCCAAGCTGGACAAGCTGTCCTTCGACATGGCCCGCTCCGGCGCCGCCAATGCCAGCATCGGTGTGATCGCCCAGGGCGAGACCGAAGCGGCCACCACCATCGACGCCACCCCGGCGACCTTTGCCCTGAAGCGCTTTTCCCAGGGCAGCGGCACCATCCGGGTCGGTGGCGGCCAACTGGCCAACGTGGTCGGCGGCAAGCTGTCCTTTTCCAACAATCTGGAGCGGGTGGAGACCATCCGCGCTGACGGGCTGATCGACGGCGTGGACGAGACCGAGGCTACCGCCGAGGGTTCGGTGGACATCCGCTTCGGCACCGACACCACGCTGACCACCGCCATCGCCGCCGAGAGCCCGGTGGCGATGGAATATGGTTTCACCATTCCCGGCTCGGCCTTTGCCCTGACCTTCCATCTGCCCCGCGTCTTCCTGCCGAAAAAGAAGCAGGAGATCAAAGGCCCCGGCGGCATCCAGGCCAGCTACGACTGGCGGGCGGCCCGCGATCCGGTGGCGGGATATCTGCTCCGCGTCACCCTGGTCAACGACGTGGCGGGGTACTGATTATGATCCGCCTGACCATCCCCAAGGAACCCTACTGGATCGATCTGCCCCACGGTGTCCGGGTGTTCGTCCGTCCCCTGACCACGGCGGTGTACGAGGCCGCCCGGTCACGCGGCTGGCGCATGGCCCGTGCCATCGCCGCCGAGCATGCCGATCTCAAGGCGGCGGGGGCCGATATCACCGGTCTGCCCGATCTGTCCGACGAGGACGCCCTGGCCGGGCTGTCACAGATGTTGTTTGCCCAAGGTCTGGCCCGTTCCGCCATCACCAAATGGGAGGGCGTGCTGGACGTGGCCGATCAACCGGCGGAGGTCACCGACACCGCCATCGCCGAGCTGATGCAGCTTCCCCGCATGGCCGAGTCCTTCGTCGTCCAATACACCGAAACCCATGAAACGGTCATCGCCGAGGGAAACGTCTCCAGGCCCGCGCCGAATGGCACTTCGGCGGCGGGCCTGACTACTGCCGAGGCTGCGGTGGAAACTGCGACTGCCCCTATGACCGCAACACCCCCCTGAGTGAATCCGGCTGGCAAGCCTGGGAATTGCTGACCGGGGCCATCGGCGCCATCCGCATCGGTCCCCGTGGCGGCATCACCGGTCTCGACCTTCCGGCTCTGCTGATCCAAGCCCAGGCGCTGGGTTACGACCAGCCCTTGCTGGTCCGGCTGCTGCCCTTCGCCGAGCGCGGCATGGTGGCGGGGGCGGCCAAGCTGCAATCCGATTCCTGACAGTGATGGATCACCATGCGCGTCCGCCTGACCCAGCTCGACGGCAAGCTGCCCAATCTTGCCCTGATGCGGCTGGCGGCATGGCATCGGGCGCATGGGGATGAGGTGGTGTTCACCCGCAGTGTCGAGCGGGAGATGTTCGAGGGGGAATACGACGTGGTCTATGGCTCGGCGATCTTCACCGCCAGCCAGCCGCTGATCGCCTGCTTCCGCCAATGCTGGCCCTCGGCCATCGTGGGCGGCACCGGCAGCGGCTCCGCCATCACCGTGGAGCAGGTGGTCGGCGGATGGTGGGAACGCTGCAATTACCAGGATCATCCCGGCTTCCAGCCCTCGCTCGGCTTCACCGCCAGAGGCTGCCGGATGAAATGCCGGTTCTGCATGGTGCCGGGATCGGAAGGCCGCCCCAGATCGGTCAACACCATCGCCGATCTGTGGCGCGGGCCGGGGCACGCCAGGAAGCTGCTGCTGCTCGACAACGATTTCTTCGGCCAGCCGGAGGAGCAATGGCAGGCCCGCGTCGCCGAGATCCGGGGTGGCGATTTCCGGGTCTGTTTCAGCCAGGGCATCAATATCCGGCTGGTGGATGACCGGGTGGCCGAGGCCCTGGCCTCGGTCCAATACCGCGACGACCAGTTCCGCCAGCGCCGCCTCTACACCGCCTGGGACAATCTGGGCGACGAACGGGTGTTCTTTCGTGGCGTCGAACGGTTGGAAAGGGCCGGGGTGCCGCCCCGGCATCTGATGGCCTACATGCTGGTGGGATTCGATCCGGCGGAAACCTGGGATTGCATCCATTACCGCTTCGACCGCATGGTCGCCGCCGGTATCCGCCCCTATCCCATGGTGTTCGATCCCGCGCGGCGTGATCTCAAGCAATTCCAGCGCTGGGCGGTGACCGGCCTCTACCGTGCCGTCCCCTGGGCCGATTACGATCCATCCATCCGAAGGCGCAATGCCGGGAGCCAATTGACCCTGGCCGTCGCCTGAGACCTGATCCATGGCCACCAAATCCGTCTCCATTCGCCTGTCTTTGCAGGACGGCGAAACCGTGCGCCGCGCCCTGCTGCAATTGGGCGAGGATGGGCAGAAGGCTCTGCTGCGCATCGAGACGGCGGCGCAACCGGCGTCGAAGTCGCTTTTGGCCATGAATGCCGCCAGCCAGGATATCCAGGGAGGCATGGCGGCCTTCGCCTCCCGGCTTGGCCCCATCGGCTCGGTGATGATGGCGCTGGGCCCGGCCGGGCTGGCGGCGGGCGCGGCCATCGGCTTCTTCGGCAAGGCCATGGTCGAGTCCACCATCAAGGTGGAAAGCCTGGAAGCGCGGCTGAAGGGATTAGTGGGTGCCGCGGCACTCACCGAAACCACCAGCTATCTCTATGCCCAGGCGCAGAAGACCGGCACCGCCCTGGAGACGGTGGTCGGGGCCTATTCCCGGCTGGCGGCGTTGCAGAAGGCCGGGATCATCACTACCGGCGAGAGCCGTGCCTTGCTGGAAGGCTTTCAGTCCACCGCCATCGCGCTGGGGGCCTCATCCGAACAGTTGGAGCAGTCGCTGTTCGGTTTGGCCCAGGGGCTGTCGTCCGGCACCCTGCGGGCCGAGGAACTCAACCAGATCGTCGAGCCCATGCCGGGGCTGCTCCAGGCTCTCGACCGGGCCGCCGCTCTGCCCTCGGGCGGCTTCCGCCAGATGGTCACCCAGGGTAAGGTCACGGCGGATTTCTTCCGCGACACCCTGATCAAGGCGCTGCGGGGCTTCGACGAGGCCGCCAAGGAAAGTGCCGACACCGCCGAGCGGTCCTTCACCCGCATGACCAATGCCTGGCAGGGATTTACCAACGCCCCCTGGCTGCGCAAGGTTCTGTCGGGCGGCGCCAATGCCGGGGCGGCGACGCTGGAATCGCTGACGCCAGGGGAATCCACGGTCAAGTCGCGGCTGGCCGATCTGGACCGGCGCATCGCCGCCCTGGGGGGCGAGCAGGCCCTCGACAAGCCGCTGCCAGCCGGAACCCATTCCGTGGTGGTGATGGCGGTCAGGGAGGAAAACGAGGAACTGCGCCGCCTGCTGGCCGAACGCCAGGATGTCGCCGCCGATCTCGACGAAATCACCCGCAAGCGGGCGGGCATGGAAGCCCATGCCAAGATGGAGCGCGACCGGGTCCGGGCCGAGCAACGCGAGCCCAGCTATCTCGAAAAGCTGACCGACCTCAAATTCGAGGTGGAATGGCAGGAGAAGCTCAATACGGCCCGCGCCGCCGGCAACGCCGAGTTCTCCCGCACCAAGGCCCAATACGAGGCGGCCAAGGGCTTTCGCCAGATCGAGAAGGAGTTGTTCCAGCAGGGCGGCGTCTATCGCACCAAGCCCAAGGAACAGGAGATCAAGGATCTGCTGGCCCGCGAGGCCGAAGCCAAGGGCAATGGCGAGATGTCGGCCCAGGCTCAGGCCGAGGTGCTGGGCTTAAACCTCCAGGCCCGTGGCCAGGAGCGCCTGGCCGAAGCCGCCCGCACCGGCGGTCAGGCCCAGATCGACGCAGCGCGAGCCGCCAAGGTGTTGGAGTTCGCCTTCAAGAACAATGGCGCGGCGGTGGCCGAATACGACCGGGCGCTGCGCCGCATCGATGCCGCCAAGCTGCTGGAACAGAAGAACGGCCTGATCCGCACCATGGGGCAGGAAGCCGCCGCCAATGATCGCCTCGCCGATGCCGCCAAGGGATCGGTGGCCGACACCATCCTGGCGGAGCGCACCAACTGGCTAGCCGAACAGGCATCCAAGGGGCTGACCGACGCCAATGGCGAACTGGCCCAATCCTACGCCCAGGTGCAGAAATCCCGCGCCAACAGCGAAGCCGCTCGCGCCGTCGCCGATCTGGAGCGCGAGATCGATGCCCAGGTGCGTCTGGCCGAGGCGGTGCGCAGCAGTGATCGCAACAAAGTCCGCGACGTCACCATCGACAATGATGTCGCCAAATTCGCCCGCAGCCACAAGCTGGCCGAGGACGATCCCAAGGTGGATGAATACCGGGCGGCTCGCTCTCGCCAATATTCCGAGGCAGTCAAGGACGAGGCCCGCCAAACCACACTGGCCTATGACGCCACGCTGCGGTTTGCCGAGGAACTGGCCAAGCTCAACGAGCAGCGGTCCAGCGGCGCGTTGTCGGAGGAAGCCTATACCCGCCGCTACCGGGAATTGGAGCAGGACAAGCTGGCCGCCAGCCGCGACTGGCAGGACGGCGCCATCCGGGCGGTGCGGGCCTATGCCGACGAAGCCAGCAACGCGGCGGCTTCGGCAGAGCGGGCCATGTCGGGGGCCTTGCGGGCCAGCGAGGATGCCTTCGTCAAATGGGCCATGACCGGCAAGCTGGCCGGGCAGGATCTGTTCAACAGCCTGGCCGAGGAGGCTCTACGGGCTGCTTGGCGCATGTCGGTGGTGGCGCCGCTGTTCGGCGGGGCCGGTGGCGGCATCTTCGGCGGCATGATCGCCGGCATCGGCAGCTTCTTCGCAGGCTCCGGATCAACTGGGGCCAGCGGCGGCGGCGCAACACCGGTGCCTGATACCGGCAATTTCGCCATCGCCCATTCCGGCGGCCTGATCGGTCTCGACCTGCTGGAAACCCGCTCGTTCAGCCCCTCAGTCTTTGCCAATGCGCCGAAATACCACGGTGGCGGTCTGGTGGCGGGAGAGCGCCCCATCGTTGCCCGCGTCGGCGAGGGGGTCTTCACGCCAAAGCAGATGGACAATGCCGATCGCATCCTGAATGCCGCCTTGTCGCAGCCAACGGCGGTGGGCGTGGTGGTGACGGTCAACAACAATGCATCCGGTACCCAGGCCCGCGCCGAGCAATCCCAGGGGGCGGATGGGCGCATCCATCTCGACATCATTGTCGAGGAGATCGAGGGCCGCATGAGCCGCCGCATCGGTCGCGGCGAAGGCATGGCCCCGATGCTGGAGCATCGCTATGGGCTGAACCCGGCGGCGGGGACCTATCGGTAAGGCTTACCCGCAGCAGCCGGTCGCCGTGCCGATCTGTCGCGCCTGCTGAATCGGCGGGCAAGCAACATCGCCGTAGGAACAGAAAACGCAGCAATCCCACGGCTTTGGGCGAAGGACTGTCCCGCAGCCCTTGCAGTCATAGAAAAACTGGCAGGCATCTTCCTGCATGACCTCGACCTCCAAATGCCCGCAATGGGGACAGGTGATGGTCGATGTCGGGGTTACCTCGGCGGCGCTGGTCATGACCGCATCGTATCGCTCTTGATGATCCAGGTGAAGTGATGACCACCACCATCTCCTGGCCCGCCCGGCTGCCGTTGCCGACCTATGACGGCTATGCCCTGGAACCGGAATCGGCCGTCACCCGCACCGACATGGAATCCGGTCCCGCCCGGCAGCGGCGGCGGTTCACGCAAACGCCCACCCGCATCCCGGTGCGCTGGCGCATGTCGGCGGTGGACTTCGCCACCTTCGAGGCATGGTTTCGCCTGAAGCTGGATGATGGTGCCGATTGGTTCGCCATCTCCCTGCTGGGCGGAAGCGGCATCGCCGCCCATGAAGCCCGTTTCGTCGGCCAGGGCAACACCCCCTACAAGGCGGTGCCCAGTCGGGGCGGGGCTTGGATCGTCACCTCGACGCTGGAAATCCGTCAGCGCCCCATGCTCGACGCGGGGGCGTTGGAAATCCTGCTGGCCGAGGACGTGGTCGCTCTCTTCGCCAACATCCAGACTCTCCATACCACCCTGCATGTCGGCTTGCCCGTCAGCATTCGCTGGTGATCGTCCATGACCCTGCAAACCGAACTCGCCGCCGCAATCGCCAAGGTGACCGCGGACAGCACCCTGCTGCACAAGGTGGTGCATGGCCCCGCTGGCGGGACCGAGTGCCAGGTCGTCACCGAAGGTGGGCCGGTCAAGACGGTGGCCAGGGCTATCGCCGATATCGACACCCGGCTTCAGTCCAGTCTGGAAACCCTGGATCAGAAGGTTGCGGCGGCGGCGGCCAGCGCAGGCATCGCCGTTCAAAGCGCCGACGCGGCGGGAACAAGCAAAGCCGCCACCGCGGCAAACGCCCAAGCCGCCCGTCTGTCGGAAACGAATGCCGCCGCCAGCGCGTCATCTGCATCCGGCAATGCCGCTGCGGCCAATGCCAGCGTTGTCGCGGCACAGGCATCCCGGCAAGCCTCGGAAAACGCTGCCGCCCAGGCGGAACAGGCCCGGACAGCCACGGTGGCGGCGAAAGTCGTCGCCACCCAGGCCGCAATCGATGCAGCCGCCTCGGCATCGGCGGCCAACGCTTCCTCCGTCGTGGCTGGCGCCAGCGAAGCCGCCGCCCGGTCGAGTGCGGAAGCGGCGGATTTATCCGAGCAGCGGACAGCGGCAGCCTCGGCTTTGGTCGTGGCCGCCGAAGCCAGCGCCACCGCGTCGGCGGCCCAGGCTCGTGCCTCGGAAAACGCCGCCGCAGCCTCGGCATCGGTCGCGGCTCAGGCCGAAACCGACGGCGCCTTCTGGGCCGGACAGGCCGAGAGCTTCGCCGTCGCGGCCGAAGCGGCGGCCGCCATCGTCGCCGATGCCACCGGCCTGGATCTGCAAACCCTGATTGTTTCCGCCCGCAGGGGTTCGGATTACCGGACGCTCGGCATCGAGTTGTTCTGAGAGGAAGCCCCATGACCACCCTTGCCCATTACCTGACGGTCAAGGCCGCCCAGGACAACGCCTTCGCCACCATCTCGGCCAAGCTCGACGATCCCAATCTGCGGATGGACGATTTCGCCCTGATGGTGAAGGCCATCGAACTGATCGAGACCGTCCAGGACACCGATGCCTACGACGCCCTACTGCGCAAGGTGGCCGTTAAGGCCGCCGGGCTCTACGCCCCGGATTTAAGCGGCGAGGACATCCTCATGCTCACCCGGGCCTCCCGGCTGGGCGACGTCCCCCATGGCGGGGAAGAGCGGTGGATGCTGCTCAACCGCGACGAACGGAACATGGATGTCACCGGGGCCGTGATGATCGGCGAACGCACCCTGGAATGGTTCGGCGACCGTGTCCTCGAAACCTTCTACGCGGAGACCTGATCCCATGCCCCTGACCATCACCCCGATCCCCAATGCGGCTCCCTTCACGGCGTTCTCCGACAATGTCGGCATCTTCAGCAATTCCAAGGCCCGCGAAATCCCGGCCCGGCTCAACGCCATCGCGCAAGGACTGAAGGATCACATCAACACGCTGTGGCTGGCCACGGCCACCGGCTTCATCAACGGCACGGTGATCACCGGTCTGAACGCCGCCCTTGCCAAGATCGAGACCTTCTCCAACGGGATCGAAACCCGCATCAACAATCAGATGGCCGAGTTCCAGGTCAATCTCGCCAATTACCTCGGAACCAATGCCGGGTATTCGGTCAATGCCGCCAACGCCGCCCTGTTCACGGGCGGCATCGTCGCGGGGGACGTCGTCTACGACGTTGCCGGAAGGGCCTCATCGATCCGCCAGGGGCCGCGTCTGATCAACGGCATCACCTACAACGACGACGGAACCATGGCGGGCTATGCCGAGAAACTGACCCTCGGCGGCATCACCTACACCCGCGCCTACAGCTTCACCTACATGCCCGACGGGCAGATCGCCGCCATCACGGAGGTTTGACGATGGATATCCTGACGTTCAACGCGCTGAAACAGTACCAGCGCCGTCTTGACACCGATCTGCTCGATCCCTGGAAGCGTCCGGCCTTTGCCGTGGTCACCATGAGCAGCTCGGCGCCCTGGGGCACGGTGGTCTACAACCACTATCTCCAGGAGCTTTGCCGCCAGCATTACAATGACAGCGGCTACATGCAGGGCAGCACCAGCAGCCTGGGCACCGAGTTCTTCAACAACTGGTATACCTACGGTCGCACGGATTCCAATATCTCCTCGACCGACAGCAATTACGGCGACGGCACCGCCCGATGTGGCCATCTGGGCCACCTGGCGCTGGCTATCGGCCCCGACGGTTCGATGATCGGGCGTGCCAGCCCCTATTCGGCGACGGCACTCCGCAATGTTGGGGTCTGGGTCAACAACAAGACCAACAAGAACCTCGCCCTGTTCATGGAGAACCAGTACGCGGGCGTGGCGCCGCGGGCCATCGCGCCCGGCCGCCTGACCGGCACTGAGGGTTGGCATCTGGCCTGGACCAACACCAAGTTCTACGCCCAGAACAATTTCGGCACCTACAACAAGTACGGGATGATCGGCTACAACGAAAAAACCGGCACGCTGGTCATCAACGAGAACAAGAACGGCGGCACCTCCATGCGGCTGCACGTCTATTCCAACGTCCCACCGTTCGACATCTCCGCCAGCAACCGCCGCGCCTGGTTCAACAATCTTGATGAGACCAAGCACATCTTCTACGACTGGACGGCCAATTCGGCCGGGTATGCCGAGAGCCTCTATCGCGGCATCGTCATTCCCTGCGACGACGGCAAGATCCTCATCGTACGGATGGAACCCAGCAATTACTGCATGCTGGACCGCTTCACGCCGAATGGCGCCGGAGGCTATACCAAAGAAGCCACCCACACCCTGAGCACGACCACCACCTACGGCATGGAATCCGCCGACCGCAACGGCATCCGCTTCCAGATCTCCAACGACGGCAAATACGTCATCTGCTACCAGCCCTATTACTACTATGGGGCTGGGGCCGAGGTGTTTCTGATCCGGGTGTCGGACGGGAAGTACGCCTTCCTGCAATACCAGGATTCCGGCTATGGGCGGTCGTTCGCGCCCATCCGCGACAGCGACTTCATGGTCTCCTACAGCCCGAATTCCGACAGCGGCTACGGCATCTATATGTCGCACATCGACACCCGAACCGTGTTCCAGGCCGTCGCCGACAAGGGCGACATGAGCTCCAAGGTGCCGGGCTTCAACGTCTACATCTTCGACAGCGCCTATCACTCGACCAACTATCCCTACATCGTCCCGATCATCGGAGGCATCTGATCATGGCCGGCAAAATCAGCTTCCCCCACGGCAATGACTGGGGCGTCATCGGTCCCGAGGGCGATTACGACCTGCCGGTGGAATCGACCCTGGGCCACCGCTTCCATCTCGTCGATGACGAGGTCATCGACCGCTACGATGGCGTCACCGATGATGAGGTCCGCGAGATTGATGCCGCGCGCGTCGTCGAGCGGCAGGCCGAGGAACTCCAGGCGGCCAGAACCGCCCTGGTTCGCCGGGTTAAAACCGAAGCGGCGCAGCGCATCGCCACCCTCGACTGGAAGGTGGAACGCGCCCGTGAGCGGGATGCCCTGAACGGCACCAAGACCCTCCAGGAGGTCTATGCCGAGCGCGAGGTCATTCGGCGGGCGAGCAACGAGGCCGAAGCCGCCATCGCCAAACTCGCCTCCCAGGAAGAGATCCTGGACTTCTCCTGGTAGCCCCTTCCCCCGACCCGGAATTCAATGCCATGACCGAACAATCCCCGGAAATCTGGGCGGGCGTCGCCACCCAGTATGTGGGCGCCTGGGGGCAGGCCGCCCCCATGGTGCAGATCGCCGCCATCGCCGCCACGGTGATCATTATCGCCATCATCGCCTGGGCATGGTCGAGGAGGCAGGGGGCGCCGGATGCATCCGGCGTCCCTGTCGAAGCCTTCGCCCATGTGGTCGAGGAACAGGCCCGCCAGACCGAGGCCCTTCGCTCCGCGGTCGAGGGCCTGTCCGAGATCGTCCACGAGATGCGCAAGCTGCTGGCGGCTCGGACCTTCTGCCCGTTCCCGTCGCCCATGTGCGTTCCTGGCAAGGATAACCATGCCTGATCCGGCGTTGTCGCAGGCGCTGAAGGAGGCGTTTGCATCAGCCCCGGCCGGAACGGTGATTCTCGATACGTTGGAGATCTGGCATCCAACTTTCATTGAGCCGATCCGGGTGGTCCGAGACCATGCCGACCTCACTGCCCGGTTGGAGGCTGGCGCTCCCCGCGATGGCGGCAAACGGGTGACCTTTGCAGCACTCGCCTTCGAGTTCTCCCCGCCGCCGGTGGATACCGCCCCGGTGCCGGAAATCACCGTCACACTCGACAATGTCGGCAGCGACATCACCGACGCCCTGGAAGGGGCCGCCATCAGCCAGCAGGTGATCGAGATCACCTGGCGGCCCTATCTCTCCACCGATCTTAACGGCCCCCATATGGACCCACCCATCACCATGACCCTGACCGAGGTCGAGGCCGACACCATGAGGGTTACGGGCCGCGCCCGCATGCTGGATGCGGGGAACAAGTCCTTTCCGTCCATCACCTATACCGCTCGGCGCTTTCCCGGTCTGGCACGGTGATCTTCGCAGGGCACTGCCCTGCACCCGCCAGGGACTCGTCCCTGGACCCCATTCCTTCGAGGGCATCATGCATTGGGCTGCCGCTTATATCGGCCTGCCGTGGTCCGTCCACGGCAGTGGGCCGGACTCGTTCAATTGCTGGGAATTCGTCCGCATGGTGCAGGCCCGACATTTCGGCCGCCTGCTGCCCGAGATCGGCAATCCCGAAGACATGCTGGTCATGGGCCGCACCTTCCGCGACCACCCCGAGCGGCAACGCTGGGCCAGGGTTGACCCGCCTATGGAAGGCGATTGCGTGCTGCTGCGCCGATCCCGCCATCCCATCCATGTGGGAATCTGGCTCGACGTGGATGGCGGTGGTGTCCTGCATTGCGCCGAGGGCGCCGGGGTGGTGTTCCAGCGTTCGGACGCGCTCGCGCTCAACGGCTGGGCCGTCGAAGGCTTCTATCGGTTCTCGCCATGACCGCCTCCATCGTCATCGTTACCAATCCGTTCGAGCCGGTGGCCAGCCGCTCGGTGCATGCGGTGGAAGCCGGGATTACGGTGGGCGGCCTGTTGCAGGGCTGCGGAATTGCCGAGGATTGCTGGTCCGATGGCCCGGAAATCCTGATCGGCGGTATGACGGTTCCGGTCGGCATCTATGCCGTCCGGGCCATCAGCGACAGCGAGGTCGTCACCGTCATTCGCTGGCCCCAGGGCGGCGGTGGCGATGGCGGGGGCGGCAAGAACCCGATGCGGATCGTGCTGACCATCGCGGTGATGGTAGCCGCCATCTATCTAGGCCCCATGGCGGCGGTGGCCATGGGCTATACCGCCGCCGGCAGTGCCGCCGCCATGGCCACCGCCGGAATCGCCCTGGCCGGCTCGATGCTGATCAATACGGTGATCCCGGCTCCCAAGCCTTCCATGCCGTCGCTCAACTGGGGCGGCAGCGGCAGCGCCCCGGCCCCCAGCCCGACCTATTCAATCCAGGCTCAGGGCAACCAGGGCCGATTGGGGCAGCCGATCCCGGTGATCTATGGCCGCCACCTGATCTATCCCGACCTCGCCTCCGAGCCCTACCAGGATTACGTCGGCGGCGAGCAGTACCTCTACCAGCTCCATGTCATCGGCCAGGGCGAGTATGCGGTCGAGCAGATCCGCATCGAGGACACCCCCATCTCCTCCTTCGAGGAAGTCCAGACCGAAACCGTTCCGCCCGGCAGCCGGGTCACCCTGTTCGAGCCGGATGTGGTCACCGCCGCCGAGGTGGCGGGCCAGGAACTGGTGGCCCCCAATCTGGTGCAATCGGGCGACGACGGATATATCGGCCCGTTCACCGCCAACCCGGTCGATACCACGGCCGGGGCGCTGGGCATCGACGTGGTGATGCCGCGTGGCCTCTATTACGCCAATGACGGCGGCAGCCTCGATAGCCGCTCCGTCCAGTGGCAGGTCGAGGCCCGCGCCATCGATGCCGAGGGCGGAGCCATCGGCGGTTGGGTGGTTCTGGCGCAGCCGTCGCATAGCGCCGCCACCAACAGCGCGCTCCGTCTGTCGTTCCGCTATTCGGTCAGTCCGGGTCGCTATGAGGTCCGCCTCAAGCGTCTCGACACCAAGGACACCGCCGAACGCGCCGGCCATGAAATTCGCTGGGGCGCTCTGCGGGCCTATTTGACCGGCCAGCCCGATTTCGGCGCCGTCACCCTACTGGCGGTCAAGATGCGGGCCACCGACAATCTCAGCCAGCGCTCCAGCCGCATGATCAACGTCATCGCCACCCGCAAGCTGCCGGTGTGGTCGGCGGCGGGCGGTTGGTCGGCCCCGCAGCCGACCCGTTCCATCGCCTGGGCCTTCGCCGATGCCTGCAAGGCGGACTATGGCGCAAAGCTGGCCGATAGCCGCATCGACCTCAAGACGCTGACCACTCTGGATGCCGTTTGGGCTGCCCGTGGCGATTTCTTCGACGCGGTATTCGACACCAGCATGACGGTGTGGGAGGCCCTGACCCGCATCGCCCGCTGCGGCCGGGCCGTGCCCATCCAGCAGGGCGGCATCGTCCGTATCATCCGCGACGCGCCCCAGACCATGCCGGTGGCCATGTTCGGGCCGCGCAACATCGTCAAGGGCTCGTTCAAGATCAAATACGTCATGCCCGGCGACGACACCGCCGACGCGGTGACGGTGGAGTATTTCTCGTCCCGCACCTGGAAGCCCGACGAGACCACCGCCAAGCTGGCGGACAGTGCTGGCGACAATCCCGCCAAGGTCAACCTGTTCGGCTGCACCGCCAAGGACCATGCCCAACGGGAAGGTCTCTACATCGCCGCCAACAACCGCTATCGCCGCCGCATGGTCACCTTCCGCACCGAGTTGGAGGGCATGATCCCCACCTACGGCGATCTGGTCGCCATCACCCACGACATGCCCCGCTGGGGCCAGGGCGGCGAGGTGATCGACTGGCGGGCCGAATCCGCCAAGCTGCCTTGGGTTGGAGCGGTTCTGGTCCTGTCCGAACCGCTGACCTGGACCGAGGGCGCCACTCATTACCTGGCGCTGCGCCGCCGCGACGGAAGTCTGGCGGGGCCGTTCCGGGTCGAGCCAATGGCCGATGCGCCCACCATGGTGCGTCTCGCCGAGCCGCTGACCGTCACGCCTTATACCGGCGGCTCGGAGGAGCGGACCTACTTCTCCTTCGGCTCAGGCCAGGCTTGGGCGCAGACCGCCCGCATCCTCGCCATCCGTCCCCGTGCCGAGCAGGTGGAGATCACCGCCGTCGCCGAGGATTTCCGAGTGCATGTGAACTGATTGCGGGGCGCTGCCCCGTTCCCCGCCAAAGGCCGTGAGGCCCTTGGAACCCACTCCCCACAGCCGCCTCCGGGCGGCTTTTTCATTGGAGGTTCCCCATGACCAAGGACGCTGTCATGCCGCGTGGCATTCGCCTCAACAATCCCGGTAATATCAAGGAATCCCCCGGCGACAAGACTCAGTGGCAAGGCGAGCGCGCCACCGATGACGATCCGGTGTTCGAGGAGTTCGTCAGCCCTGAAGCTGGCATTCGGGCGCTGGCCCGCATCCTGCTCGGCTATCAACGCCGCCATGGCCTCAACACCGTGACGGGGATCATCACCCGTTGGGCGCCGGGTTGCGAGAACGACACCGGCTCCTATATCGCCCATGTCGCCGCCCGCCTGGGCGTAACCCCCGATCAGGCCATCGACCTGACCAAGGCCGACACTATGGTCGGATTGGTCGAAGCCATCATCCGCCATGAGAACGGCCAGCAGCCCTACACCAGAGAGGTGATTCTGGCCGGGGTCGGCATGGGGCTGGGGAGCGCCTGACCATGAATCTGCTCGATCTCCTCGGCGATGCCGCCGCCATCGCCGCCAATCCCATCGCGGGGCTGGCCAAGGTGGCGCTGGACGTGGCGCCGGACATCGCCAGCCTGTTCGGCGACGATGCCGAGAAGGCGGTCGGGAAACTGGCCGACACCGTCCGCGCCATCACCGGCACCGACGATCCCGACAAGGCCCGCGAGATGCTGGCCGACCCCAATCTGGTGTTCCAGCTTCGCTCCCAGGCGCAAGAATTCGCCCATGCTGAACGCATGCAGCAGATGACCGGGGCAATCACCACGCTGACCGCTACCCTGGTCGACCGCCAGAACGCCCGTGCCAGGGACAGCGAGTTCATCAAAGCAGGCAGGAGCAACACTCGCGCCAACGTCCTGCTGGTGACCGCCGGACTCGGCATTGTCGGCGGGATCGGCTTCATGGTGTTCGGCCATGTGGACGGCAACACCGCCGTCGGCGGCTGCATCATCTCGGTGGTGACACTGCTGGCGGGCAAGTTCGCCACCGCGTTTGATTTTGAGTTCGGCGGCTCGGCGGATTCCGAGCAGACCCGCACTCTGCTGGCGCAAGCACCACCCATTGGCAAGTAGCACAATCCATACTTCGCACGACGCGGCCGACCTGGGGAGAGCCCCCGGTCGGCCGCTTTTTGTGTTTGTGGGCTCCGAACGGGACCGCCGCCATCCCCACCCTGTGCTTGATCCATCCCCCACGACGGCGTCTCCCACAGTCCCCGCGCTTTGCCATTCGGGCCGGGTCCGGGTACCCTTGTCGCCGGAGGTCAGCCAGCACTTTTCTGGCTGTCGGTCACGCGCTGGAATTCAGCCTGCAATTCGGGATAGTTCAGGGTGAGGTAGCGGACGATGCGGTTATTGCCCAGAAGCCTGTCCAGAAACCCGTTGATCACCACAAGATCAAGGTGGTCCGAGCCATAAGACCGTTCGATTTGACGGAATTCCCGGTCCAGCTTGGCCGATTCTTCCTCCATCAGGGCAATCTGTTCATCGGTGAGGCCGTTGATCCGTTTCGCGCCCTTCTGGTTGATCAGTTGGGAGGCGGGCGTGGCGCTGACCAGAGATTTGGCGTAGTTGATCGAATATTTATTCATGGCGATCATCAGTTGCGCCGCTTCGATCTGGCGGATGGGCAGCATTTTCTTCAGCTGGTCGAAGGTGTTGATGGGGACGTGTTTGTCCTGCAGCAACTCGACCACCTCCGGGCAGATTCCATTCAGAATCGCGGTCTTGCGGCGGAGATAGGCGACATCGACATTCAGGGAACTGGCGATCCGTTCCTCGGGCACGCCGTCTTCGATAGCCTTCAGGATCATCCTGTGTTCCTGAACGATGGCGATGCGATTGATCCGCTTGTTGTAGGTGAAGCCCTCGTCATCGGTGGCGATCAGGCAATCGGTGGACGTCTCGCCCATTTCCTTCAGAATCTCGATGCGCAGATGCCCGTCGAGCAGCAGATATTTTCCCTCCTCCGAGCGATCTTTGGCCACGACGGGTGGTTCGACGATTCCCACATCTCGGATGGACGCCGCGATCTGGGCATATTTCGGGGTTTTCTTTACTGCTGGACCGACCAGGCGGAGGGGCTGAATATCGGCAAAGGCGATGCGCTGGCTGCGGCGTTCAAAGGCCATTTGTACGGGGCCGGGTGGGGGCTTGCGTGCCATGGTCAAGCCACCTCCGCCCGCTGAATGCGGCGGGCAAGATTCTGGGGGACGGACTCAAGCCCCTCGGCCCGCAGCAGGGTGACGAAATTCTCGTCATCCAGCAGCCGCCGGAACGCCTCGGTCATGAACAGCAGGCGGGTGCGTGCGGCATTGGCCCGACGGACCAGGAGCCGCTTCTTCTCGGTGTCGTCCCGATAGGCTCGAACCAACGCATCGGATGATGGAGCGTCTTTCCGGGTTGGTCCCGTCGGCCTCAATCCCTTGCCCCGGCGGGACCGATTCTCGACTAGCCGCTTGGCGATCAACAGCTTGCGACCACGCAGCAGATTCTGCTCGTATGCCTGCTGAAGCGCGGACTGAACCCCAAGGTCATCCGCCTCGGCGATATCCACGGCGACACTGACCGGAATCTGCCCCGATTCCACGGCGCGCAACAATCGGGTTTCGCCTTTCTCCAGCAGGCGAACCACCCCTCGGACATATTCCAGCGTCAGGCCGGTTTTCTTGGTGATTTCCGGTTCGCTGTAGCCGCGGCGTTTCATTCCGCCAATATCGTGGAGCAGATCGATGGCCTGATGGAGACGGCGGGCACAGTTCTCGACCAGGCTCTTGACCATGAGTTCCTGGGAATCCGCCTCGACCACGAAGGCCGGAATTTCGGACTGACCAAGCACCTGGAACGCCTCCAGCCGCCCTTGTCCGCAGATCAGGTCGTAGCGGGGGCCATTCTGATCCTCGCGGCGAGTGACGGTGATGGGCTTCTTGAGGCCCACCTCGGCAATGCTGTCGACGATATCCCGGAAGACCTTCTGATTGCGCAGCCGGGGATTGATCACCCTGATCCGATCCATCGGAATCAGTTCGATGGCCTGACCGGAACTTTCCACCATCAT